GATCTTTTAAGGAGGCTACCTCATGGTGGCCAATTTACTATTATTAATGATGATGATAATAGCCCTACAACTGTAGATTATGATGGTAATATAAGGAACGGGAAAGAACTTAACGTGGGATTTGTTAATTTTGTTGCACAGGAGTTAATTCATTTAGGTGTAAAAAATAGAAGGATTGGTTCAAGATGGGATGATGGTAAGCTGAAAACATATACTATTGCTTCGCATTCGTGGAAAGATAGGCTAAGTGCGCTTTTTGGGGATAATCCAGCTCACGCCTTTAGAGTAAAAGACACTACCTATGGAGATTTATTTGGATCTGATGGCCGAGGCGGCGGCGACGATAATAGTGGAACTGGTGCCGAGCTTGATTTTGCGGACTTTAGTCAAAAAATAATTAAAAGTGTAGCTGAAATTCCAATACGAAGAGAAGTGGTCGATAATCTTCTTAATAAGACAAATGAAAATATGTCTTTAATGCAGTTCATGCAAGGTATAATGCACCCTAGCGCAATCGGGGTTAGTACAGGTAACATATATACTTCCATCCGGCCCGCGGGCGGCGATGGTGGTTTTGAAGTTACTCAAGTTTCAAAAAACTGGATGTCTGTTGGGAAAAAAGTAAGAGAAGAAGTAAATCAAGCAGATATGTTTCAACGATTTCCCGATGATGTAATGATGTTTGATTACAAAGCTTCTGATTCTTTAATAAAATCTATAGATATGAGTTCTAAGTTTGATCCCGGAATTGCAGGAACTTTTGAGCGGTCAGCTGCCAGTTTAGCGTCTGGTACTAAAACTGATTTACTGAAATTTTTATCGTATGGCAATATGGCATTAGAGTTAAGAGATTTTTTGGCAGCTGCAGGCCCTGAGAATCAACCAGATTTATATAAAGATGTAATAAGAGTAGATGAAGGAGATGCCGGCAGTGTGCATGTAAATTGGTCTATGATGGGGTTTGATGCAAATAAAAAAGGCGGTGCCGAAAAAATAGCTGTGCCCGAAAGTGTGTTTACTAAATTTTTAATGTCTGATCCGGATCGCATGACTAAACTAATGTCTGTATTACAAACCGGCAAGGGCCAAACATGGGCTACGGACTTACTAGCTAATTACATGAGAGGTTGTACGATAACTATGCATGGGACTTGCAACATTAAACCATTTAATTATATCTATGTTAGGGGGGTATTGCCTAATATGAAGGGGCTTTATATGGTTCATAATGTTAGAGATTCTGTCACTCCTCAAGATTTTGATACAATTATTGAGGCAGTATTAATAGATCCAGATCCTTCTGATGAAAATAAAGATGCAGAAAAGGCTGGATGAAAATTAATATAAAAAAACAAAATTTCTTATTAAAATTAAAATGTTACTATACTTAAGGGAGAATTATGAAATATTGGGGTGAAGATCAAGAAGCAGCGGTTATTGAATTTAACACTAATGATGATATAGATCAGAAGCATCAAGTTTTTGTAAAGGTTATAGATCCAGCTTTTCGTAAGCTGGTGGAGAACATTTATTATACTTATAATTTTAACAAAATTTTATGGGATAGAGAACAAATTGAGCATGAGGTAATGGCTCATCTTTATGAGAAGTTAGGAAAATTTGATGTAACCAAAAATAAGAAATCTTTTTCATACTTTGGCACCATTACTAAAAATTGGATGATTCAACGATGTAACGCTGATAAGAACAAAAGGTTTATTGATGCTGACAATCAAGATATTATTATACAGAACATTAGCATTAGTGAATATGAGGAAAAGAAGATCATTCATCATAATGAAGATTTTATAAATGAAATCATAAAAGATTTTGACGATTGGGACGCTAAAGATAATTATACCAAGGATGATTACGCAGTTTTAGAAATAGTGAATGATATACTCAAAAACTATGAGAGATTTAATATTTATAATAAGAAGCAACTTTATGTGTATATTAGAGAGGCTACGGATTTACCAAGTAGAAAAATAACGAAATCTTTAAAGAAGATAAAAGTTACTTATGGTGATGTAAGAGATAGTTTTATAGGTTAGTATGGATGAAAAGGAAATAAAAGAAAAAGCTGAGAGATACTGTGAACTCTTGATACTTTATGATAATTTGTTGCAAACTTTAGAAGCAGTAACTAAGAAAATAAGTGGGACGAGAGGTGAACTAGTTTTTTTAGAAAAATTGTTGCAAGAAAACGGGGTCAAAATTAAGGATGTTGAGATAAAAGAATGAGACAAGGTGGCGAAAATCTTGTAAGACAGCTCAATAAGTCTAAAGATTATATTCAAGGATCATTTAATTCCTCTGAAGGAATTATCAGTAAAAATGTGCCTACTTTTATTTACAAAGGTGTAGTCATAGATGTAAATTTTAAGCGTAATACACCTACTACATCTGCTGCAATTAACCCTCCATTTAGTGTATATGCTAAAATAATTGGAGTAGATGATGATATAGCTGACCCTTTAATTGATCCTAATAGAATTTATTATCCGCCGCTTTTTCCTATGCACAATTTATGTATACCGGAAATCGGTGAGGAAGTATTAATATTAAAACAAGATCCTAATCAATCCTCAATAGGGTATTATATTGGTAGAGTTAATGACTGTACTCCTCTAAATATTAGTTATGCAGGAGATTATATAGCAACTAATGATACTTCAACCGCTAATACTTTTCGCTATGGATTTTCTTTTGATGTAAGAGAGTTAAGAAACAGATTTAGTGATTTGATGCCTTCTTCTAGAGATAGTAATTTATCTATTCCAGTTACTTTTGGCGATGTAGTACAACAAGGTAGAAGTAAAACATATTTAAGACAATCTTTTAATAGAAATAATAAAAGAGGAGTTTTAGAGCAGGGTATTACTCTTCAGGGCCAGCAAGGAGCCGAACCCCTTGTTTATGATTTTGAATATGCAGGAATCGGTCAAAATAAGCAGGAACTGAATACTCCTATAGGTAGGTATAGTTTTGTTGATGAAGATGGGACAGATCAACAAAGGAGTGTAATATTGGATAAAAATTATCACCTTCCTCCGGATCAAATATATTTAAAAAGTTACGATCCTTCAATAGGAGAAACAAGCACTAAAACTATACATTTTATTGATTCTTCCATTAAGCGTTTAGGCGATTATAATTTTCAAAGTGAAAAGGGCACTCTGGAACATGAAATAGAGAGTCCAGATAGATCTATGATTGCTAATTTGGCGGATGAAATTTATAATATTTCTTTACAAGATCCGGGCGGCGCTCTTTATCGTCAAGTATTAGGTGAGAAGTTAGTTACACAACAAGAACAAACTTTTAATTTGTTAAAAGAAGTTTTAACTACAGTTGAAGGGTTTGCTAAAACTACACAAGTTTTATTAGATACTTTTATGGATCATACTCATGCGCTTCCTAGAATAGATTTGAATTTAGAGAAAGAAGTTAAAAGTAAGGATCTTTATAGAACAGCACCGAGATTTATAAAACAACCAGATCAAATTGTGAGAACGCCTGGCCGTCAAATGAGAGTAAAAACGGGAACCCGAACAGTTCAAACAGCATACGGGCCAAAATCAATACCTACATATACAACTCAAACTATTCCTGGTACTGTAACTGCTATAAAGCAACCTCCTAGAGTAATTCCTGGCAAAATAAAAGAAAGAAGTGTAAAACAGAAAATTAATTTTGAAGCAATTATTGGAGGTGCTGAAAATCCTAGATTTACGGCGCCTATACAAACTGATAGCGGTGACCCGGCGAATCCTTCAGCTTTAGGAATAAAAACAGGGAATATACACGAATCTTTAGATAAGGTATTAACATCTTTTTCAGCACAACAAGAACGTTTAAATGATTTATCCTCAAAGATATCTGCTTTTTTGAGTAATAATCAATTTATTAATTAAGTGGGAATAAATAATGCCGCGAGAAAAGTTTATTGAAGGTGAGACAACAATTGATCCTTTTTATCCGGATGGATATGTATCAACCGATCAAGATAGAATGCAAATTGAAGCTAATAAAGATAGGTATGCTGCTAGGGTAAATTCTATTAATTTAAAGTTTCCCTTAAAATCTTATCGAAGAGGGTTTTTTCAAGGGAACACAGATACTGTAGAAGCGGTAAGAGAAAATATTAAATCACTTTTATTAACTACTAAGGGTGAACGGGTAATGCATGCTGGATTAGGTACTAATATTCCCATCTTACAAGGTCAGTTATTTGAGCAGATAACTAAGAATGAGTCGTTTGAAAATATAAGAATGGAAATAGAAAATGCTATACAAACATATTTACCTTATATACAGATTATAGATATAAGAATGACAACACAAGATGAAGAGCCGGAATTGGGTAATAATAAAATAAGGATAAGTATGGACTATAGTATATCAGATCAAAGTGCATTAGTAGATACTATCAATATTGGTTTAAATAACCCTAATCAGTAATTAGAGAAACGAAATGGCAACGAGAGATATAAATTATTTATCAAAAGATTTTACTTCTATTAAAAAAGATCTTATTGATTATGTTAAAAGACATTTCCCCAATGATTGGCGTGATTTTAATGACGCGTCTGGGGGTATGGCTCTTTTAGAAATGATGGCATATGTGGGTGATGTTTTAAGTTTTAATATTGATAGACAAGTTAATGAATCTTTTATAAACAGAGCTGTTGAAACTAAAAACATAGTTTCTTTATCACAAAATTTTGGATATACACCTAAAAATACTACTCCTGCAGTTGTGAGCTTATCTATAAGTGCAAATATGGCAGAATCTACTTCGGGAGACACTTTATTTACTCTTAAAAAAGGAGCTACTGTTCTTACTAATTTTGAACCTGTAGTTTCATTTGAAACATTAAATGATGTTGATTTTTCACAACCTAAAGATAGGACTATTAGTAGTGCTGGAGGTACTACTAATGTTACAGTAAGTGGAGTATCTGCCGCAGCCGGAATTTCAAAAACTTTTAATTATACTGCTGGAGACGCAGTTAGATTTTTGAAAATCACCCTTCCTGATTCTAACATTAATGAAGTTGTTTCGGTTTCTGCAGCTGATGGTAGTGAGTATTATCAAGTAGATAACTTAGCGACAGACACAATTTTTACTGGTGAAGTTAATACTGATAGTAGTTCTGGAGATGCTGCGTATATAATGAGATTAAGAAGAGTCCCTAAAAGATATGTGATAGAATCAGACGCTCAAGGATTAACTTCTATTCGATTTGGCCCTGGCGTTTTAATGGAAGAAGATAGTGAAGTTATTCCTAATCCAAATGATTTTGTTTTACCGCCTACTTTACGTGGATCACCTTCAGGATTTGCACCGGCTGCCATTGATTCAACTAATTTCTTAAAGACAAAAACTTTAGGCGTAGCTCCTCAAAATACTGTTTTAACTATTAATTATAGAGCTGGTGGTGGAGTTAACACTAATGTAGGTGTAAAGACTTTAAATAGGTTTATTAATAAACAAGTGGTATTTGCTAAACCTAATTTAACTTCTCTTTCTGCAGTTGTAACAACAGATATATATGATAGCATTGCTTGCAATAATTATGAGCAAGCCAGCGGAGGAGAGGAACCAGAAACTATTACTTCCATTCGCGAAAATGCAGTTTCTAATATGGCATCTCAAATGCGTTGTGTTACATTACAAGATTATCAGGCTCGAATAATGGCCATGCCTTCACAATTTGGCACTGTTTATAGAAGTTTTGTTAGAAAAGATCCTAATAATAATTTAGGAGTGCAGTTATATTTAATTACACGGAACGCTGACAGTCAGTTAACAATTCCTTCGGGAGTTATTAAAAATAATATAGAAGCTTATGTAAAGAGATTTAGATCATTTTCGGATACTGTTAAGATATCTCCTGGTCGAATTGTTAATATAAGTGTAGAATTTACTATAGTACCTGAACCAACAGCAAATGATCAACAAGCTTTAATGGAATGTATTTTATTATTGCAGAGAATTTTTGAAACGTCGCGATCTAATTTTAATGATAGTATTGTGATTTCAGATGCAACTTCAAGATTGCAATCATTACGTAAGGTAATGTCAGTGCCTAAGTTACGTATTAATAATAGAGTAGCTACAGTAGATGGTAGAGGTTATTCAGGAACTCAGTTTGATGTAAACGCAAATACACGTAGTGGTATCCTTAAGTTTCCTCAAGATGTAGTGTGGGAATTAAAGTATCCTAATTTTGATATTATAGGCCAAACCGCAGATCAATCCACTGCAGCTGCCCAAGGTGGCGCTGGAGGTGGCGGCGGTGCTGGCGGATATTAATGAGAGAATAAAATGAGCTACGCACGAGCATTTTCACAAAAAGATAATTGGATTACTGAATACTCTACTACTGCTAACTTTGGTTTGTCG